CCCACCTCCGGGTCGGGCTTGTTCGCCCGCGCCCGTCGTAGCTCCTCGGCGTCTTGTGCTCGACGCATCGCCGCAGCATCAGCCGACTCAGTCTTCGCCCGCTGCCTGTTGGTTGTCCCGCACCCCCGACAGTTCACCCCGTCGTTGTTCGGGTGTCGTGCACATGCCCCCCCGCTTGCGGGGGTTGGGGGGTTCTCGGTGCGTGCGGCGGCCGCCGGAATGACGGCGGCGGGGGTAGGGGGATGTTCTTCCTGTTCTTTAGGAATAGATCCCGCCAAAGTGGCGGACTCAGATCCCGCCAAAGTGGCGGACTCGACATCCCCGATCCGGGAACTCGATCCCGCCATATTGGCGGACTCGGTCTGACCTGCGGAAACGTCGATTTGCTCGAGGTGCACGGCCCACACCGACGTCGCGTCATAGGGACCTTTCCGACGCTTCGAGAGGATGCCCGCGTTCACGAGTCCGGCGAGGCGACGTTCGGTGGTGCGGAGCTTCATACCGACTGCGTCGGCGAGGTCCGGAGTGCGCATCTCGGTTTCGTCGGTCGACCGGTCGCGGCGATACCAGAGCATCTGCACGAGCACCGCGTCTTCGATCGATCCGAGCGCCCGGCCCAACGCGGGGAAGTACGACACGAACTCATCGTTGATGAGTAGAGGCGAGGCATTCATCTTGGGTACGCTGTTCACGCGTCCCCTCCTTCTAGATCAAGGCGGGATGTCGCCCCCCGGCCGTTGTGAGATGCGGCGCGGGGGGCAACTACTTCTAGGCGGAGTGTACGCCCGACTTTGCCGACGAGCGCTTCGCGGCATCTGCACCGGCGACGAACCCCGACGTGTAGCCCGGGAGGTTCTCGGCGACGTAGTCCGCGAGGAACCCGCGCAGCGCCTGCGACACCGTCTCCCCTCGAGCCTTCGATGCCGCTAGCGCTGCGTCCCACAGTTCGTCCGGCACGCGCACGTGCCGCATCGTGGTGGCCATCACAGAACTCCGATCAGGTCGAGAACGAATCCGCCGACCAGGAAGACAACCGCGACGCCTGCCAGGAATAGCGCCATCGACACTAACCACGCGATGCCGCCGGTGAGTATGTCGGCGATCTCCTCCCAGAACGGGCGCTCCTCCCACATCAGTCTCGCCGCCCGTCGTCGTGCTTGCCGAAGATCACACAGGCGACCGCGACGATCACGATCAGGTAGATGATCCCGACGCCGATGTCTCCGCTGTCGGGCGGGGGAGCAGACATCCACATCACAGACCCCCAGTCATCTCGTCGCGGCCGGGACGCTCGATTTTGCGAACCTCGACCACCGCCGTGAGCGGCGACACGGATCCGGTGATCCGGTCGTTGGTGGCGAGCATGAACTCCCACGTGTGGTTCTTCGCGATCGCGAGAATCCACTCACCGCCGCCGCGCGTTCGGATCCAGGCGACCGTGTTGTTAGCGATCGATCCGATCACGAACTCGGCGTTCTTCGCCCGTGCCTCCGTACGCCGTGCGGCCTCTACCCGCTGGTAGTGCATCCGGTCCCGCGCAATCGGCGGGTTCGTGGAGTACACGCACGGCATCGACGGCGGCGCGTAACAGACGTCGCACTCCTCGCCGTTGCTGTTCTCGGGTGTCGCGTCGAGGATCGTCGCTTCAGTCATCTCTTGCTCCTTGTGGTGTGTGGTTCGGCCTGCCCCCTCGACAGGCCGAACCGGGTGGGTGAGTCAGGCAGTGACGGCGTTCGCAAGCGCGGTAAGCGCATCCTGGTGCTCATCGGGGTTCGAGCCCTCGGGTACCTGCACGTAGACGGTCATCTCCTGGGGCCGGAGCTGGAGGTGGTCCACCCGAAGGACGAGCAGTGCGTCTCGGACCCGCTGAAAGTTGTCAGGGGTTCCGCAGTGGATGTGCGAGGTGTTCATGTCTGCTCCTGGTGTGGTGTGTTCGTGCTGCTGTAGTGACAACACTAGGGCATAGACCAGAGCCTGTCAACTAATGCGAAGGGAATCTTCCTCGCTCCGTAGTTGACAACACCTGGACTACTCCGATAGGCTGTAGCCACAACCCACACCACAGGAGAACGACAACATGGCCCGACGCAAGAAGCTCCGCCTCCTCGACACCTTCTGCGGAGAAGCCGGAGCCGGCGAGGGATACCACCGCGCCGGATGGGACGTCTTCGGCGTCGACAACTCCGCCGCCCGGCTCGCCAACTACCCGTTCGACTCCCACCACGGCGACGCACTCGAGTTCATCCTCAAGTACGGCCACGAGTTCGACGCAATCCACGGATCGCCCACATGCACCGGCTACTCACGCGGCACCGCCGCGCTCCCCGACAGGTTCGAGCGCTACGACCGGCTCATCCCGGCCACGCGCGAAGCGATCCTCGCGACCGGGAAGCCGTACATCATCGAGAACGTCGCCGACGCTCGGCCCGAACTTCGCACCCCCATCCTGCTGTGCGGCCGCATGTTCAACCTCTCCGCCACCGACACCGACGGCACCCACCTCGTACTGGACCGCCACCGGCTGTTTGAGTCGAACATCCTCCTGATGGCCCCCGAACACCTCCCGCACGACAAGACGTTGCAGGTCGCCGGAGCGTACGGCGGCGCACGCTCCGACAAAGTCGCCGCCCGCACCGTCCGCAAGGGCGGCTACGTCCCCGCCGACCTCGACGTACTCCGCGAACTCCTCGGCGTGCCGTGGATGTCGCGCAAGGGCTGCTACCTCTCGATCCCGCCCGCCTATACCGAGTTCCTCGGTGAGCAGTTGATGCGCGCCGTTCTAGGACGGTGATTCGCGAGAAGGCCTGCGCAATAGTTGACAACATCTGGACTAGCGCGTATTGTTCTACCCATGAACACCACAGCGAACACCGACACCGCCGCCACCCCCGCCGACCGCCCCTTTGCCAAACTCCACGTCGCCAAGACGCTCGCCGGACCGCTGTTCCACCTCGTCAAGCACGACACCCGTCACACGCTCTGCGGCCGGTTCATCGACGTGCCAACCCCGGTGATCGAGAACTACCCCGGGAAGCACATGACCGACTTCGACTGCCCCCGCTGCGGGAAGAAGTTCGACCAGATGATCGAGGCGCGGGAGATCTGACCCGATGCGATGGGCTGGCGCTTGACTGCGCTAGTCCATCGCCGCTTAACTAGGGCACACGCAAGGCACACCACAAGGAGCACACCATGACCGACCACATTCCCGGAGACGACGGAACCCGCGTCTACGCCAACACCGCCGGACAGCCGATCGTCCGCGAACTCACCGCCGACGACCTCGAAGCCCTCCGCTCACGCACCGACGCGTATTACTTCAGCTTCGAGCCGACCGGCGTGCAGGTCATCGATGACCTCCTGCACGCGGTCGCGTGGGCCGGGAAGGCGAACCATCACACCGAAGGATGGTCCGACGAGCTGTGGCTCGAAAGCTACGGCCCGCTGCGCAAGGGCGAGGACTGGATCAGCCTGATTCAGTCGCTCGCGAACGACGGAGCCGACGAGATCCGAAAGGCGATCCTCCGATGAGCGATACCACCTGCGCCACCTGCGGCCTGACGTTCTCGCAGCACGACAACAACGACTGCATGGGTGACTGGCCCGACCCGTACCGCACGATCCCGACCAGCTCGTACACCACCGCCGTACTCACCCTCACCGACGCCAACGACAACGGCGTACAGATCGTGCTGAACCTCGACGGACCCGACACCCGAGTGAGCCTCGAGACCTCACCTGAGACGCGGATCGAGAACCCCGTCACCGGGGCCGAAGAGGTCGTCGCGATCAACCTCCGCCTCACGGTCGAGGACGCACCGCAGCCGTGGTCCGTCGAGCGGGTAGGGGAGTGGTGATCATGAGGCGTAAACGGCTCCTCCGCATGGAGTACGCAACCGACTACAACCCCAACGAACCCGAGTATCCCGGCAACTTCTCCGACCCGTTCCCCGCACCCGACAACACCAGAGAACTCGTCGCTGTCGACTGGTCCAGCCCTGGATTTGTCACGGTCACATGGCTGGTCAACGCATGAGCCGCCCATCGGGCCTCGCGGTCGTCGGCTACGGCCTCACCGGGATCGGGTTCATCCAAGTCGCCGTCACCATCGCACCCCACATCGCCGACACGGTCCCTGCCGCCGGCGGCGCAGCACCCGCCATCGGCGTCGCTGTCGCGCTCGCCGTGGATGCGTGCTGGGCCACCCTCATGCACACCACGATGGCGACCTACAAGACGGGACAGCGCCACGCGGCGTACGGCTTCGGTGCCGCCACCGGTGCCGCTGTCCTCGCCTCCACCATCCTCCTCGCCACCGTCGGGCACATGGGGCCGTGGTCTGCGGTGCCGGTGCTCGCCGCGCTCCTCCTCGTCGCCGACGGGGTCCGCGATCAGGTCACCGTGTCCCCGGAGACCGCCGCCGAGATCCGTGCACGCAACATCGCGATCCGCGACGCACGCGCTCTCGCCGTCATCGAGGCCCGCTCCGCCGCGCACGAGGAGACCATCAACGGCTACCGCGAGTCCGCGCGCCTCGCCGCGCGCACCGCAGCTCTCGCCGGCATCCGAGTCACGGTGCAACGCGCCGAACACCGCGCAACACGTCGCATCGAGACCAGCACCCGCCGCTACGGCGACGCAACACCCGAGCTGCCCGCACCCCCGACCGTTGCGCCTCCTGTTGCACCGTCTGCCCCGAAGCCCGCAACACCGAAGCTCGTCGTTGCACCCGACCCGGCACCCGCAACCACCGACCGCGACGCACTGATCCTCGAGCTTGCCGACGGCGAGGAACGCCTCACCGTCACCGAGATCAGCGAACGGGTCGGGGTCCACAAGTCCACCGTGTCGCGTCGCCTCCGACAGCTCCGGGAAGCGAAGCAAGCATGAACGGCGAACCGATCAACATCGCGATCAGCGCGCTACTCCTCATCGTGCTCACGTACGCCGTGGTCGCCTACATGACCGACGTCGTACGCCGCTTCCTGCCGCGCGACCCGGCCCGTGTCTTCAACGCCGCGCAGAAGCGGTACCTCATGGCGCAGGCCGGCGGCCGCTGCGAACACCGCCCGCTGCTGTGGTTCCGGTGCTTCCGCAACACCCGCCTCCAAGCCGACCACATCATGCCGTGGTCACGCGGCGGCCGAACCACTCTCGAGAACGGACAGATGCTGTGCGCGTCCCACAACCGCCGCAAGACGAACCGGATTCCCTCCCCGCTGTACCGGGTGCGGATCCACCTCCGTCGCAGGTATGGCGCGATCTCCTCGACGCGGCACGCTCCCACGTTGCGGATTATTGGGAGGTCGGCTGCGAGGTCTGGTGGCCGGACTCGATCGATGCGCTAGAGGTCGCCGTGAAGTCATTGTCAGGTGCACCTGACAATGACGCAGGAGATACCAATCCGGCCTGATCCAGACACCTGACCTGCATAAACGCGCTGACAATGACAATGAGTGTCAGGTGACAATGGACGCTCACCTGACACTCACCGCCCGCCAACCAGACCGCAGCCATGCACATCGGAAGGACGTAGGCCCCATCATGAGCGACATCGACACCGCCACGCCAGACACCACACCGGCCGCCCCCGACCCAACGCCACCCCGGCCGCCGCGCACCACCCCCGGTGGCATCCCCGCCGTCCCCGCCGTCACCATCGGCGCAGCCACTGTCGCATCCGCCGTCGGCGCGATCGGTGCCGCCACCGGCCCCGCCGGTATCGCCGCGCTCGCGGCCGCCGCCTCTGTCCCGATCGCGACCCGCACCGCGAAGGCCGCCCGCTCCGGTGCGCTGCGTCGCACCATCACCAAGACCACCACCGCCCGACCCGCGCGCAGCTCCGGTCGGGCCGGCTCCCGCACGGGCTCGCGGGCCGGCTCGCGCGGCACCGGCCTCCGCCGTGCAGGAGCTGCGGGCCGCAAGGCGACCGGGTCGACCTCGAAGAGGCGCGCCACCGGTGCCGGTGCGCACCGCAACGCCACCCGCTCCAACCCGTACGCCGCCCGTCGCAACGCAACCGTTGCGCGCCGCGCCCGCAAAGACGCAACCCGCACCCGCCGCAACGCCGAGAAGGCCAAGGCCCGTGTTGCACGCGCACAGACCCCCCGCAACACGCGCCGCAACGCAACGCGCAACGGCCGCAACACCGGCCCCGCAACCCGCGCAACACGCAACACCGGCCGCCGCAACGCAACAGGCCGCCGCGCAACAGGAGGTGCGCTCGGTCGCCGCGCCACCGGTGCCGGCCGCCGGGGGAGCACCGCCGCCCGCACAGCTCGAGCACAGCGACGCAACACCCGCACCGCCGGACTCGCACAGCGTGCCGCCGCCCGCCGCAACAAACGCCGCACCGCCGCCGACCACCGCCGCCGCGACCGCGTCAACGGTGTACGCCACGCACGCCGCCTCGCCCCGACGAGGCAGGGCTACAAGAAGCGGGTGGCGAAGGCTAAGCGCGCCTTCCGCCGCCGCGCCACCCTCGCCGCGCTCGCACTGGGTCCGCTCCTGGCGTTGGGCACATGGAAGGCACTACGCTATGGGGGCACGGGTACGACATCGCTCGCCGCCGACACCTACCGCCACATCCTCGGAGCCGCCCGCCTCGAACGGGGCATCGAGCTGGCGAAGGCCTACAACGACGAGAACGGGATCCACCCCATCCCCGAGACCATCACCACCACGAAAACCGGGCTCGAATCCACCGGCCCGGTGATCGAGAGGAGTCACACAATGGACACGTTCAACTTCCGCTCCGAGGCCGAAGACATGCTCGCCAAGGCACGAGCCGGCGAGCTGGGCGGCGCGATGGAGTTCGTCACCGCGATGGACGAGATGCCCGACTCGCTTCAGGCTATCGCGGACGCGTTCGTGGTCATCGCGTCGCGCTCCGCCGAAGAGATGCCGATCGCACCCTCTGTCGCCGCAGCGCTCGAAGACGTCCACCGCTCCCTCGCACAGGCCGTGGACGCCTCCCGCGAGGTGGGTGCGACGCTGCGCCGCGACAACGCCGCCGACATCGAGCGTCTCGAAGCTCCCCGCGTCAACGAGCAGATGTGGGACGTGCAGGCCAACCAGTAACACCGGACTCGGGGAGAGGGGCCGTGCGGGGGTGCGGCCCCTCTCTTGTGCCCTCCTTGCGATGTGCCTTGTATGTGCCCTATCGTGTGAGGCATGGACACACCACTCGACTACGACTTCGACCCGTGCGCGCTATGCGGACACCCCGAACACAGCGAGCACTGCGAACAGGTCACCGGGTACGACCACCTCAACGGTGATTATGAATGCGGATGCCACGGCGTGCCCGCGCCCGACTCGCGCGTGAGTATCCACTCTCAATCCGCCGACACAGGCTACTGGCAAGGAAAGAACGGCACCGTCCGCGCGGCCGAATACACCCCACCCGGAGCAGAGGCCCCCCTCGGGGATGCGTTGATCGGCCTCGACCCGCCAGCCCCCGATGTCGTATGGGTCGAGGTCGACGGCGAACGGGACGACGACGAGGACACGCCGTACGCCGGGATCTACGCATTCCACGCCGACGAACTAGCACCTATCGAAGACGAGGAAGAGGAGCCCGCCGATGGCCAGTAAGTCACAGATCCAACTGGACTATGAGGCGAGCTTCACCCCCGCCACCGCCGCGACCGCGCTCGCGATGATCTCGCTCGCGTCCGCCTCCCTAGGCACCTGGGTCCACATGCCGTACTGGGTCGTCATCGCGCTCGGTGGAGCCGCCGCACTCGTCAACATGGCCCGCGTCGGAGCCGCACAAGCCAAGGGCGAGCCGTACCGCGTCCCGTTCGCGATCGCCGCGAGCTGGACCACCTGGACCGCATACGTCGTCGCTGTACTCATCACCGACCCCCACACCTGGACCACCTCCCACTGGTGGGCAGCCATCGCCGCATTCCTCGTGCTATGGCTCCTCGTCCACCTCGCACTCGACGTCACCGACGTACGCGACGAGGCACACTTCGCCGAAACCCTCGACAACCCCAACGCGAACGCGCTCTCCCGCCTCGAATACGACCGCCGCCGCCGCGCGCTCGCCGACGAATGGATCGACCGCATCGAACGCGCCACCCGCATTCGCCCCACCATCACCGGCCTCAAGGAGTGGGCCAACAACACCGGCTTCAGCCTCGAACTCGACCTGCCTCACAACTCCCGCTCCGACGTCTTCACCACAGCCGCCTGCCGTCAGATGGCCGAAGACGCACGCCTCCCCGTCGGGTGCACCGTCACCATCGCCCCGTCCGCTGTGCAGGGACACCTCATCGTCCACGTCATGCTCACCGACCCCGCCGACGCCGTGATCCCCTACCCCGACGACCTGTCCCGCATCACCGTCACCGGCGGCATCCCCTGGGTCATCACCCCCACCGGCGAAGACGTCAACGTGAACCTCCGCGAAGCCTGCGCGCTCATCGTCGGCCCCCCCGGCACCGGGAAGACCACCCTCATGGATTCCATAATCGCCGGGTTCAACCGCTGCGATGACGTTCTCGTGTGGGGGATCGACGTCGCCAAGGAGGGCGACGCGTTCGTGCACTGGGTCCACGACCTCACCCCCGGCGTCAACCGAGGAGTCGACGCAGTCGCCGCCACCCGCGCACAAGCCGAAGCGATGCTCGACGCCGCCGACGCCATCGCCCGCACCCGCCTGCGCGAATACCGGGCACTCATGACGCAGCAGAACACCAAGCTCCTCCCGATCTCCCCGCGCATCCCGTACATCGCGATCGTCATCGATGAAGGCGCACACATCCTCTCGAGCACCCGCTCCGAGGACCAGCCGCTCAAGGCCAAGATCATGAACATCATGGAGACGACCCGCGCGATGGGGATCCGGCTCATCCTCACCGCCACCGACGGCAACGTCTCCGCCATCGGTGACTCCCGCATCCGCAAGTACGCCTCCGTACGAGTCGCGCTCACCGCGACCGACCGCGAAGGGGCCACCGTCTCCAAGCTGTTCGGCACCATCAAGGGCCTCGACCCCCGACAGCTCAACGCGAAGGGTTCCGGAGTGATCGACGCAGGGTTCGGCCCGATCCAGTGCCGCACCTGGTATTCGACCCCCTCGATGGCTAAAGACGTCACCGCCGCAACCACCCTCTACCGCCCCGACCTCGACGCACCTTCCTACCGGGTCGTCAAGGACTGGTACGACCAGCGGTGGTCACCCGAGAACACGCGGTGGATCCACGGCGAAACCGAACCCGAAGGGTCCACCCGCCCCCGCGCCACCACCGAGACACAGGCCGGGTCGGGCCTGACCCTGAACCTGAAGGTCCGCAACCCCGATGGGTCGATCGAACGCCGCTCCTACCCCCACAACCCCGACGACGCAGAGGACTCCACCGACGAGCTGTTCGCCGACATCATCGGCAACATGCACGTCGCCGACCCCCGCCGTGCCCCGTCCCTGTGGGAACGCGCCGACCAGCTCAAAGACTCGTGGCGACGCGCCGCACTCGCAACCCTCGAGGTCAACGCCGACCGCTGGTTCTCCACGGCCGAGATCCTCGACAACCTCACCGGGCAGGGGATCACCGTCGCACGGCAGACCCTCGCCACCGAGCTCGCCGACCTCGCCCGACGCGGCACCATCAAGACCAACGGCAAGGGTGGCGCACACACCCGCTACCAAGGTTCAGGCACCTGGGCCGAACCCACAGGGGACAACGAGTGAGTACCTCGATCTATCTCTACTGCCTCGACCACAACCCGCCCATCCGCGCCGAATCCGAGTCTGGGCAGCACCTCTACGACCTGCCCCGTCTCCGCGCCGACTTGGATGAACGCGAGCGCATCACCTCGATGGACGTGGAGGACTGGTGGGAGGTCACCACCGGCGGAGAGGTCGACCATTTCACCCTCAACACGTGGCGTTTCCTCCGCGAGCACCCCGAATGCAACATCGAGATCCGCGACCAGTACGAACGCGTCTACCCGATCAAGGAGTGATGGTGACCACCGAGAAGGCCCCGCCCGTACGCCGCTCGACCTGCGGCAGCTACGCCGGGTACAAGGCGCACCGCAAGCATGACGAGATCGTGTGCGACGACTGCAAGGCAGCCCGCAACCAGTGGGAGAAGGGACGCCGCGAGGCCCGCGCCACCGCCACCAACCGCGCGCAGCTCACCGACGAGGAGCGACGGATGGTTGCACTGCCCGATTGGAAGGCGCGCCCATCGGAGCGCATCGAGTATGTCGAGGGTCTGATCGCGGACAGACTGCTCCGCTACACGTAGCCGACCTACCTATCTGTTTCCGCAGGTAGGCTATGGAAACGGTTAGCAATTCTGAACACCACGGGGGCACAACATGCGGGTACCAAACGGCCCACGCCGCAAGCGCAACCACGACATCTACCAGCGCTACAAGGCAGGCGAAACGCAAGTCGCGATCGCCGACGACGTCGGCCTCTCCCGCACCTCGGTATGGATGATCTGCCAAGAAGAGGCCAGCTACGACCTCCCGCCGCTCGAAGACAGAAAGACATGGCGGCAAGCCCTCGCCGGTGCCTACGCCGAACGCCTCGCCTCCGCCTCCGACCCCGACACGTTCGTGAAGCTCTCGAAGGGCCTCCGCGAGTTGGGCGGCCTCGACTTCAAACACGACCTCGAGCAACGGCTCCTACAGATCGAGGAACAAAAGCTCCACATCCTCACCGAGGCGCTCGCCTCCGCAATGGCGGCCGCCGAACTCACCCCCGAACAACGCGCGCTCCTCGGGGAAGCGCTCGACAACCGTCTAGCAGAATTGGAAGCCACCGGATGATCTGGGTCACCGACGCCACGCACGACCTCTACGACGTACGGCAGAAGGCTGTCTTTCAGTTCGCCGACGGCACCAACCTCTCCGCCGACCCCGCCACGTTCTCCCCGGCCGGGGTCGAGCTGCTCCGTGAATGCCTCACCGACGGTGACCTGATCGCGTTCACTGTCGATGGTCGCCTCGTGTGGATCCGAGGCCGTGACGTCGTCCGCGTCACCTTCATCCCGGAGGATGCGTGAAGCTCCAAGGCATCGGGATGGCGGCCGCGTTCAAGGTCGACCCCGAACCACCCCGCATCGAGAAGATCGCGGCCGAGATCGCAGGCGGCGCATTCCACCAGCGTGCGCACCTCGACGCGCTCGCCGAACTCCTCGAGACAGCCGTACGCCACGTCGCCGACGGGGCCTCACGCAAGATCGTGATCTCCCTCCCGCCCGGCATGGGCAAGAGTCAGACCAGCTCGGTCGCCACCCCGCTGCACATCCTCAACGCACACCCCGATTGGAACATCGGACTCATCTCCTCGGAGCAGTCGCTCGCCGCGAAGTTCTCCCGCGACGCCCGCCGCTACGCCTCGAAGTTCGGGATCCACCTCGCCAAAGACTCCGGGCAGATGCTCGAGTGGGAAACCACCCGGGGAGGCGGGGTCATCGCACGTGGTGTCGGCGGCGCGCTCACCGGCCGCCGCCTGAAGGTCCTGATCATGGACGACCCGATCAAAGACGCCAAGACTGCCTACTCGGAGTTGGAGCGGCAGAACCTGTGGGACTGGTATCAGTCGGTCGCGAAGACACGTCTCGCACCCCACTCGCTTGCGCTCCTCGTCATGACGCGATGGCACGAAGACGACATCGCCGCCAAGCTCATCGAACAGGGGTGGGAAGAGTTCCGCATCCCCGCGATCGCCGAAGACGACGACGACCTACTCGGCCGCACCGAAGGGGAGCCGCTCCTCACCCCGCAGGCCGAAGAGACCATCGAAGAGGCGCTCGCGCGGTGGGCGAAGGACCGCGAGGAGTCCGGCGAATACGTGTGGGCCGGGCTCTACCAGCAACGACCCGCGCCCGCCGGTGGCTCCATCTTCGACGCCGACCAGCTACGCCACATCTCCGAGGCCCCGTGGAGCACCCCGCCTGACATGGACGAGGGATCGTGGCTCACGAGCTGGGACCTCGGTTTCGGCACCCCCAACAAGGAACGCAAGGCCCGAACAGACTTCACCGTCGGCGGCGTGTGGCAACAGGCCCGGGGGATCTACATCATCCGCAACATCTACCGGGGCCGGTGGCAGTTCACCGAACAGCTCACACAGATGCGGACCGCGATCACCATGTACCCACAGTGCTCGAGGCATCTCGTAGAGGCCGCCGCGAACGGTGCCGCGATCATCGACACGATGCAGCACCGCGACCCCGCCAACGGGTCACAGGACATCCCCGGCATGGAACCCGTCAAGCCGCTCGGGGGGAAGGTGGAACGGTGGATGGCGTGCACACCGCTCCTCGCGGCCCGGAAGGTGTATCACGACCTGTCCGACGACCAGTTGAAGACGCTGCGCTCAGAGATGGTGGTCGCCCCGAACGGCAAGCATGACGACCAGCTCGACATGTTCGCGCAGGCGCTGAACTGGATGCGCCTGCACCAGTACGCACCGGCGGCGGTTCGCACGAACCACGCCAAACGACAACTACCCGGAAGGTGACCCCGATGCCCAACCAGCCAACAGTCGGCCCGATCAATCTCCCCGCCACCGCGAAACTCCGACCCGGCGACCTAGTCAGGATTACTGGCCCCGGGTCCTGGGAGATCGTAGAGCCCGATCCGTTCCGATCCCTGGTCTCCGACTGGCAGGCCAACGGCAACAGCCGCCCTCTCGGCGACCCGACCGCCGAGACGTGGCAGACCTGCGCACGGCAGCTACTTCAGGTGGTCGACGCGAACGGGCCGGGCCTGTGATGCTGGATCTCCTGATCGCTCTCGTCCCGCTCACCCTCGCCACGTGGCGGCTGTGGCGGATCATCGCGGTCGACTCGATCACGGAGCCGATCCGGGCGCGGTTCCTGTTCCGCGACGGGCCGCTGTGGGAGTGGGTGGCTGACCTGGTGACGTGTCCGTGGTGTCTTGGTTATTGGCTCTCGGGTGCGACGACGGGGGTGTATGTGTGGAGGTCGGGTGTGTTTGGTCCGGAGCATCTGATTGTGGGGTGGGTGTTGGCGTGGCTGGCGGTGTCTGCGGGGGTCGGCATCACCAACGTGATAGTTGACAACCTGTCGTCTAACGACTAGTCTTGCACCCATGAACACCACACCGAACGACCAGCCCCACACCGGCGACTGCGACACCTGCGGAGCCTCCCTCGTCTTCGACAACGAGGTCGAGGCAGCCGAATGGCAGGCGGAGCATGCCGACCTCGGCCACTACCCGCAGATCGAGGCCGCGTGATGCGCGCGCTCCTCGCCTTCGGATGCCTCGTCGCCTCCGTCACCGTCGGCATCTGCTCATCCCTCATCCCCGGCGAGCTCACCACCACAGACGCCGTAGCTCTCGTGGGTGTCGCCGTCGTCGTGACCCTCGCCGCCATTGCGCTAGGCCTCCGCGACATCGCGATCGCGACACGGCAGCGCATCGTCTGGGAAGACCTCGCGGAGCAGAAGCGAGAGAAGGCCCGCCGTGGCTGACGTGCACCTCACCCCGAAGGAGGTCGGGCGCTACAACGCACTCACCCCCGAACAACGCCGCCAGTTCGACTCCCTCGTCATCACCGGCATGGCCAACGCGCGCGCATTCCACGAGGTCGCCACCACCGCCCGCAGGCAGGCGAAGTGATGAGCACCCCGCCCGTGGAACTGACCGAGTCCGACGTCACAGCGATCATCGAGGCGTTCCAGAAGCCCGACAGGACTGTGGCGATGTTCGGCGCCGTCACGCGCATCAAGGATGCCGCGCGCCGGAAGGCAATCGAGGATGTGGCCGCCGTGATGGACCTGTCCTACGAGTACGTCGCCGATCTGGTCGAAAGGCAGGCGGGCCGATGAGTACCGTCGCCGAGTTCGAACTGGGCGAACGCGTCGCCTTCACCAAGACGCTCTCTCGCACCCGACGATGGGACGACAAGAAACGCGTCAACGTGAAGCGGTGGGAATACTTTGAGTCGCCGTGGCTGACCTACCCTGAGCGGATCGGTGTGATCGTCGGCGTCCGGGTCCTGTCGAACGGTGAGGTGTCATACGACGGCGACGGGATCCCGGAGTATGGGGCCGCGCATCACTTCACGGCGTACGTCATCGCCTACGACCTCCGCCGCGCACACGTGCTCGTGCGCCCGGAGGACATCAAGCATCTCGACCGACAGGAGCTGTTCTGATGGCTGAGTCGGACAGATTCGAGATGCTGTACTGCGATGACGTCTCGTGCCGCGTCAACACGTTCGAGGCTGGCAGCAACGGCAAGTGCCCCGGGTGCGACGCAGTCGGATACCGCGTCTCGGATGGAGCGCTCTGGCCGTGATCCTCTACTCGTCTCGCCGACGGCAGGTGTTCCTGCACACCCCGCTCGACCACATCCCAACCATCGCCATCGCCTACTACCGGGGCAACATTGCCGCGTGGCGCTGGATCCGCGCCAACATCGGCGGCCTCGCTGTCGTGGTCCCGGTGCTGTCCATCGTGCTGGCGATCGCCTCGTACGCCATCCGAGAAGGGAACATCTGATGAGGACCATCACCCACCGGCCCAACCCCACCCGCCACGGGATGCACTGCACCTGTCGCGTGTACTGCGGGCGGGGCCTCGAGTCATGGCGAGCACACCGTGACGACCTCCTCATCATGCACCCCGGGGCCGACGTCATCGAACGGGAGCGGTCGCAGATGGAGCGGATGACCGAAGGGTTCCGGGCCGTCGGCGAGGCGTACGCGAAGATGTTCGAGAACGGCGGCAAGGCGATCAAGTCGTTTGCCGACGCGCTCGCCGCCGACCTGAAGCGCAGCAACGAGGCCCGCCGCCGACAGGCCCGCATCGATGCTGCACTGTTCCTCAACCGGCCGGTCGTCACTCCGCCGTCGGTCGCCGACACCCTGAAGGGAATCACCGATGCCTGACACCGTCGACCCGGCCCGTCACTGGCTCCACTGCCAGTGCCCCGCCTGCGGACAAGAGGAGGGACTAGTGCTTCCTGAGGGGCCAGACGAGACGTATATCGACGCGATCACTCCTGCGATCACCACGGTGGTCGGAGAGGTCGGCTTCCACATCGACGCACAGACCCGCAACGCGCTACGGCAGGCGTTCACCGCAGGCACCCGCTACGAGGCCGACCACGCGCGCGGCCTGTCGTCGGACGGGCCGCGCGAACCTGACTTCGATCAGTGGATCGAGGAGTACATCGAGGACCACGAGAGGATCACCAGTGACTGACCCCGCCGCCGTGAAAGTCGGACTGTGGAATGTACGCCAAGGCCGCAACTGGCGTACCGACGTCAAGCCGAACCTGCAATGGGCGCTCGACAAGACACGGCCCGACGTGCAGTTTCTGCTCGAGACGTACGACACCCCGTGGCCACTGCACGGCAAGTTCGACGGGTACGAGCGGGTCTATCACGCCTACGGCTACCCCGACCGGTACGGCGGCCGCGTGGACGAACACGGGGCAATCGCGGTACTGATCCGGGACGGGGTCAAGATTCTCGACCGCGAACCGTGGGAGATGAACCGGCCGTGGACCGGGCCGCACGGCGTGAAGCATCACCCCCGGATCCACCGTGAGCTCGATGTCGAGATCAACGGGGTGGAGTTCGACCTCGCCGGGATGCACCACCCGTTCGGGTTCCTCCCGCGTCGCGAGTCGAACCGGGCCGCCGTCGACTTCTTGAAGCGGCCGGGCAACCGGGTGATCGTCGCCGACTGGAATCAGACGCGTGACCTCGTCGTCAAGCGGGTCGGGGAACCGGCGGGTGCGCTGGTCAACGGCCGGGGGATCGACCTCGCCGCTCACTCCCGCACACTGCGCTGCGTGAAGGGGGAGAACCTCGACAACATGGGGTCCGATCACGACTTCAAGGCGTGGACGTTCGTCACCCGCTGACCAGGGAATCTCAACAATGTAACCTGACCTCGTGGTCGATACGGCAAACATTGACATCTACCCCGTGACGCTCCGGGGTCCACTTTCAACCAACGCCTCCCGTGTAGTGACGTTCGCGAGAATCTTCACTCACGGGGGGCGCTTCTATGTCGCCGAGTCAGGCAACAAGGGCAAAGACATCCGGGTCGTGTCCAGCTACCCCATCCCTGAAGAGGACTTCATCCGGCGAGGCACCAAGGCCGCGAAGTGGGGGCCGTGGTCGTGGTCCGGGTGCGGATGCTCCTCGCGGTGGAACACCCACACCGTGACATCGCTGATGGAGCTGGACACCACGCCAGCCGAAACCGGGGCCTGACATGGCCTGGCGGAACCCGTTCCGGCGGCGGCCGAAGGACGAACCAGTCACAGCCGCCACCGTGCGCGGGTCCACCACCTACGACCCCGACCGGGGCCGCAAACAGGACCGCCGCGTATCCGAGGCATGGGAGCTGTGGCGCAACGTCGGAGAGATCCACTACCCCACCACCCAACAGGCTCGCCTCGTTGGTCGCCTCGGGTGGACCGTCATCGTCAACGGCAACCAGCTCGAAGACGACCCCGCCGACCAGGTACTGACCGCCGCGTTCGGATCCTCCTCCGTGCTGCGTGACCTCTCCGTCAACGCCGCCATCCACATGCAGGTCGCCGGCGGGTATCACCTCGCGAAGACAGGCGACCGGTGGGAGATCCTCAACAACCCCGCCGAAGGCCCCACGAAAAAGAAGCTCGAGGCCGCCGACATCGTCGTCACCGTCGAGAACCCCGACCCCAACGAGCCCGCGCAGCGTCTCGATTCGCCGGTGATGGCTGCGCTCGACATCGGTCGTGAGCTGCTCCTCGCGCGCGGGCAGGCGCGCGCAGCCGCCCGATCGCGTACGGCGCAGCTCTACACCCTGTTCTATCCGCAGGAGGGGGCCGGGCCGGACCGTCAGAAGTTCGAAGACGACCTGATGGACGTGATGGTCGCGCCGCTCGCCGATGAGATGTCGACGGCTGCTGTCGCGCCCAACCTGGTGGCGTTCCCTGGGGACCTGATCGAGAAGATCAGGCCGTTGGACCTGATCGGGGAGATTGACGAGAAGCTCCACGAGCGGATCGACCGGCTTGTGCACTCCCTCGCGATGATCTTGGACTCCCCGATCGAGGTGCTTGAGGGGTCCGGCGACGCGAACCATTGGGGTGCGTGGCTGGTCTCGGAGGACAACTACCTCAACCATGTCGAGCCACTCGCGTCCCCGATCGGCGAGGGGTTCGCGCAGGCCGTGGAGCTGCTCCTCGGTGACGGCGACATGCGTGCTGTCGACGTGGAGATCACCCCGGACCCCGCGAACCTGCTGAAGCGGCGGCCGACGATCGAGAACGCGCTACAGGCCACACAGATGGGCGCGACGAATGAGGAGTGGCTCCTGCAACAGCTCGGGGCCGACCCGGAGGATGCCGGCCCGGGGATCCTCGCGATGCTCGAGGCCCGCCGGCCGGCCGCGCCCCGTACCGGTGGCGACGTCGCCGACGACGACCGGGGGACCACACAGGAGCCGGCGGTGACCGCGTCGCAGATCCAGCCGCTTGCGATCACCGCCGCCCCCGACCCCGAGATCGACGTGCAGCGGCTCGCAGAGCTGGACGTCGACCTCGGGGTGCAGATGTCCGACCTCGTCGCCGACGCCGCCGATCGGTCATTGGAGCGTCTCGGCGCGCGGCTCCGCTCGATCGCACAGGGCGGAAAGATCGACCTTCCCGACATCCCCAACCAGGAAGTCGCGATCGCGTACACGGAGACGATCCCGAACCAGGACGCCACGGTCGAGGACACGGCCCGGAAGTTCGAGGCACAGTTCGATCGGTTCATCAACCGGGCATACGAGAAGGTGCGCGCGGCCGGGGTCGACGTGGACTTCGACGCCGACGCCAACCAAGACGCGTTCGCCGCGTTCCGCGCGGAGGTCGCGAACGTCGTCACAGCCCGCCGTGCCGGGCGCACCGGCGAATCGGAAGCCTGGGCCGCGTCACTGCGGGTCAACTCGATCCTGGGTGGCAACGGCGACCCCGACATCACCCCGCAGACAGCCGCCACCGGATACCCGGCACCGATCCCCGGGATCGCGCTCGGGGCGCGGGCGCTCTCGGCGATCGCGGCGCAGTACGGCGTCACCCCGGGCCGGTGGCTGTGGCATCACGCCTACACCGGCCCCAACCCGCACCACAAGCATCAGAGTTTCGAGGGACGCGAGATCCCGCCATCGGGGACGATCCTCGAAGACGGGGTCAACTGGTTCCCCGCCGACCACCACGGATGCCGCTGTGTGCGCGTCCCCGAGCTAGTGAGGACCCCATGAGCAAGACGAGCCTTGCCCGGTTCCGGGCGCGCCGCACGATGGACCTATTCCGGTCCACCCTCGCCGACGACTGCCACGGTGACCCACTCACCGCCGCCGCCTCCGATGACGACCTCGTGATCCACGGCCCCGCGTTCCTGTTCGAGGAGATGACCGGAGACGGCCGGATCGCAGACGCAGGATCCGTCACGTGGGACCTCGACGCGGAAGCGGTCCCGATCATCTGGGACCAGGCAGACGGCGACCACACCGGCGGAATCGTCGGGGTGCTCGATCAGGTCGCGGAGGTTGACGGCGAGCTGCGTACGGTGGCGCGGCTGTTCAAGTTCGACAACCGTGACCAGCTCGTCAACATGATCGAGAACAACGCGATTGGCTGGTCGGTCGGGCTCGACTCGGTCGAGGCGACCACGGAGTACCGCGAACCGGAGGTCGAGGAGACAAAGGACGGTGCGATCCGGGTCCGGATCACGCGTGAGATGCAGGTCGAGCGGATGCACTCCGGCCGGTTCCGGCACCTTGCGCTCGTGGACACCCCTGCGCACGCGAAGGCGCGACCCCGGATGGGTCTGCCGCCGAAGGACTACATGCTCACCGACACGGAGCCGGTAGCTGCTGCTGCGGCGGTGGCGACGTACCCGCCGTCCCACTTCGAGCGGTGGGAGTCGAAGGATCCCACCCCGTTGCAGGTCACGAAGGATGGCCACGTGTTCGGGCACATCGCGGGGGCTGGATGCCGGGTCGATGACGCGGCAACCTGTTCGAAGTACAAGCGCGACCCCGATCCGGAGCTGCGCCACTTTCACACCTGGTCGCTCACCACCGACGACGGCGAGGTGCTGCGAGTTGGGCCGCTGGTCGCCGGCACGCTGCACGCCTCGCGGGACATGTCGCTCAACGCCGCTCGCCAGCACCACGAGAACACCTCGAAGGTGTGGGCGCTGGTTCGGGCGTACGAGGACTCACGCGGCCGCCTGTGTGTCTCGGGGTCTGTGGTCCCGGGCCTCGATCCGACGTTTCAGGCGCAGGCCGTTTCGGCACCGGTGTCCGTGGAGAAGTGGCCGGTGCCGGGCGTGCACGGGACGACGTTGACGGCGGCGGTGAGTGTGAACCTGCCTGCGTGGCCGGTGCTGTCGAAGTAGCCTGTGCGTTGACCCCGGTCGTGGTGCCCCCGCACATACGGCCGGGGTCGCTCCATGCTCAGTAGCCGTACGGCATGCCCCGGAACAGGGCACCGTTGATCGACAGCCACGCGTAGAGCGGGACGGCGAGCATGACGAGCCCGGTGGGCGGGGAGGGGACGAGGTGCTGTGCGATCTTCCAGAACATGACCCCATCGTATCCCGTTAGACCAGAGCCTGTCAACTACGGGGATGGCGGGGATGCGACACGTGACCGATGGGGCAGATGTTACGATCCCGCCATAGGTCCACAGGGCCTCTCCGATTCCGCACGCCACGAATCCAAAGGAGGGGTCTGATGGACCCGCTCGAAATCCTGAACCGCCTCGACGGCGACAACAAGCCGTCGGACTCGGAGCTTGACTCCGCCGCGTTGGAGATCCGCGAGGCGCTCGACGCGGCGACCTCGATCGAGGACCCCAACGCCGATGACCTGAAGCTGGCGAAGACGCTGAAGGCCGCGCTCGACACCCTCACCAAGGAGGCCGCCGCCCGCGAGGAGGAGCGCGCCACCCGCCGCGCCGAGGCGAAGGCGCTCCGCGAGGGTGTCTTCGATGACAAGGCGGACGCCGACGCGGACGCCGACAAGGCCGGCGACGCCGACGCCGACGCGGACGCCGACAAGGCCCCGGAGGCAGACGCCGACGCCGAGGCCGACAAGGGCGAGAAGGTCACCGCCTCCGCCGTCTCGGACATCCTCCGTTCCCTTCAGACCACCGCCGCCGAGAGGCGCGCCAAGACCAAGGAGCCTCGCAACGTGCCCGGTGTCATCGTTCGGGCGCAGGGTCCCGCCGCAGGCTTCAACGTCGGGCAGGGGTCGTTCGCCGACCTGGGTCAGATGTTCGCGACGCACGCGAAGTCGATCTCGGGTGTCGGGAAGTCGGACCGCCTCTTCACGCTGACCCGCGAGTTCTCCACGGACCGCACCCTGGGTGCGTCCCTCGACCAGAACAACAAGCGGCTGGCCGACGTCTTCGGGTTCGGTGAGCAGACCCGGCCGGAGACCGCCGCCGGCGGCCTGTGTGGACCCGGCGACGTGGACCACAGCCACCCGATCTGTGCGGACCGGGGCCGCCCGGTGCGTGACTCCCTCGCACAGTTCAACGCCTCGCGTGGCCAGGTCACCTACACCCCGTCGGCCGGCCTCGGTGACGTCGACGGTGCCGTGAGCATCTGGACCGCCGAGATGGACGCGGCCCCCGGGTCGGCGACCAAGCCGTGCCCGCCGGTTACCTGCCCCGAGGAGATCACGGCGCAGGTCGACGCGATCACCCGCTGTCTCACGATCGGCAACTTCCAGGCGAAGTTCTCCCCGGAGCTGTGGGCATCGCGGCTCGAGCTGCTCCTCGCGCTGCACGACCGCGAGGCGGAGCAGAAGGCCATCGTAGAGATCCACGAGGCGTCTTCTGGTGTCGCGAACCTGGTCGACGGGTCCAACAACATCATCGACGCGTTCCTCACCAACATCAACTCGATCATCGCGGCCGACCGCGCCATCCAGCGCAAGCTGACCGGGTCGTACGTGGTGCTCGCCGACATGTGGATCCGCGACCAGATCCGCAACCAGGTGATCCGCAACCTCGGTGTCGCCAACAACGTCGAGACGCTTCAGATTGCGGACTCGATCATCGCTGGATGGCTCTCCGACATCGGTGCCCGCGCCGTGTGGACTCCCGACGGCACCGTCAACGACGGGACCGGCGAGCACAACATCCCGGCCGCCGTCGGCGAGCTGCCCGCTTCGACCACCGTGTACGTGTACCCGGAGGAGGCGTACTTCTTCCTCGACGGCGGCACGCTCGACCTGGGTACCTCGATCACCGACTCCTCGCTGAACGCCACCAACGACAGGCAGGCTTTCGCCGAGACGTTCGAGAAGGTCGCCTTCCGGGGCTGCTCCTCGTACTTCTTCGCGCTCAACACCGCCATCGCTTGCGGCTGCGGCGTCTGATCGGCGGCCGGGAACTCTAGGAGGGAGACGACATGGCCTCGCCGATTCCGGTGACCATGACACAGCCTTCCCCGATGGGGGAGGGTCTGCTCGCGCAGGCTCTCCCCCTCCCGGACGGGTGGCAGCGGGGTGGGATCGGGTTCGAGGATCCCAACTGCCTGGCACCCACCGTGATGGGGCAGTGCCCCGAGCCCGGGGCAGAGCTGAAGCCGACCGATCGTGTGGACTCCGAGGAGTTCCGCACCTACACCCTGATTCAGGCGGTCGCCTGCACGACGATGGGCGGCACCAACGTGTCGGCGATCGCCGAGGCGGAGATCGCACGCACAGGCAGTTTCGCGCTCGCGCGGGAGCTGCTCACCGGCGAGGCATCCGCACGCGACACCCCGGATGGGGTGGACCCGAACCCGACCTTGGTCGGGACGGCCGCCGACCTCGGTGCCGACTTCACCACGGTGGCGGCGTCGCTCGGATGTCTCGAAGCGTCCCTCGCCGACCTCAACTCCGGTCGGAGTGGTGTGATTCTTGCGCCGATCGGGTGGGCGACACAGGCACTCGCGGAGCGGGTGATCTGGCGTGACGGTGCCCGGTGGCGCACAGTGACGGGTGCGCCGGTGATCATCTCCGGCGGGTTCGACGGACGCGCCCCTGGTGCGCTCGTGCCTCCCGCTGATGGTGCGCCGCTGTACGCGTACGCCACGACCGCCGTGTGGGCGGGTGTCGGCTCCGTCGACACCTATGCCGACGTGAACCGGTCCATCAACACGGCCGCCGCCCGCGCCGAAGAGGTTGCGCTCGCGGCGTTCTCCACCTGTGCAGTCGTCGCGGCTGCTTCCACTTCGGCTACGGCCTGTTAGGAAGGATTCTCATGGTTGACACTCCATACAAGCCGTTCC